TGTCAAGTATTGCAGAGGAAGCATCTTTGATGTCTCCTGACTTACGCAACTTGCCAATTTTACTTCTTATTTGCTCTCTACCTGAACTAACGTTATTACTTGCTACACCAGACTTTACTACTTTCGGAGCTTTGGCTACTTTCTTCTGAACAATAGGTCTTTTGTTCTGCAAAGATTGATAACCCATAGCATCCTTTGCAACCATTAAAAATCTATGGTCTGCAAGATTACCAATTTCCTGATCGCTAAATCCATATGATCGTAAAGAATTACGCATACTGTATTTAAACTGATCAGCTTTTTTGGGATCAGAGTACTCTGGTATTTTCTGAGCTGCTAACTCACGTTGTGTTGAAAGAAAATCTTCATACTGCTTAGCATAAGCATCTTTAGCTTTAAGTTTCATTTCCTCTATAGCTGTATTTTGTTGTCTTAACTGAAAATCCAGTTTTGATGCAGCTTGTGGATCTTCTTCATAAAGCCTTTGAAGATCTTGACTTCCTTGTTGTGATTTGACTGTAGCATCTGCAGTGGCAATCAAATCGTTAAGTTCTGATAATCGAGTATCATAAGATTGACGCAAACTATTCTTTTGACTTTCAAGATCTCTCTTTTCTAAACCTAAAGAATGAGTTTTTTGTCTATAATCTGAGTCTCTAGAATATCCAGCTTTCAGTTCATCAAGGCTAACCTCAATCTCTTGACCATTAACTTTTAGTTGGTGGAGATCTGGTTCTTGTGATTCTGTTTGTGTTTCTTCTGTTACCTCAGTATTTTCAGTAGTCGTCTCACTTGGAGTTGTTTCAGTCTGAACTTGACTCTCTGGAGCTTCCTGTGTCTCAGGTTGTGACTCTGATGGTTCTGCTACTTTAGTTTCAGTTTCTTGTTGATCTTTTGGATTCAATAATCCTGAAATTTTTTCAGCTGCACCTGTTATGTTTTGTGGCTCTGCCATATCGTTCCTTTCTTGTTGGTTGACGAATTTGAAGTTGCGTTAGCTTAACTTCTTTTATTTAATTGATCTAACTCTTGTTGAGTTAGTTTTCCACTTGCCATGATACTTTGTAGATGACCTCTTATTTTATCTACAAGATTGTACGCTACCCAAAGATATGTACGTTTATCATCTTCAGTGAATTTTGTATTAAAGATTTCCTGTTTATATATTTCTAGGAGATCTTCAAATGCTGTCTTTAGCAGGGGATCGTTCAGAAGTTGTTCTGCTCTCTTGCCCTGCCTGATTTGTGTTTCCTTGTCCATTATTAAAGAATTGGTTTTGTCCTTTTACTATTTCTTTCATGATATCACCAGTAGCTTTTACGTTATGTTCTTGTAACATAGATCTACGTTTAATATCGGCTTCATCAATCTTCATACCATATTTCAGTTCTAGTTCTTTAATTTGTAATTCAAAGTCTAGCAAAGATTGTCTCATTTTAGCTTCAATACTTTTTAGTTCAGTATCAGCTTTTAGTTGAGCCCTTTGATTTTCACCTTGTACCTGTGCAAGAGTTACTTTTTCAAACTCTGTAGGAGGCTTAGGTGGTAACTGTGGCATCTGTGATGCACCAACATCTGGATCCATAAAATAAGGTTCTATACTATTTAGACCTGCATTTTCAACTAATTTCTTTAATGAATTATAAATATTTCTAAGATTTACCATAGGACCAAATGCGTTCTGTTGTAGGTTTATTGCCTGCATTTGTCTCTCTAATATAGCATTCATTAGAATTAATTGTTGTTCTTTTGATCCAGTTCCTAATCCAACTTGGACTGTAATATTGACTCTGTCTTTCCATTCATAAGGTCTCATAGGTATATATTTACCTCTAATTCTTATGATCTTTTCTTTTTGTTGATACTTACATACCAACTCAAATATTTTAAGTGCTAAGTCTTTAACACCTGTTTCAGCAAATATTCTAGCAATCAACTCCATTCTCATTTGAGATTGAGTTAGTACTTGGTTCATACCAGTTGCTGTTTTATTATTTAATGAATCAGAATTTAAACCTTGTGCTGTTTTACTTACACCAGTTCTACTTTCTTTTACAGAATCTAGATAAGCTAACATACCACTAGCTTGTTCTGTAATAGGTTGTGAGACTATAGGCATCATTACATTTTGAGGTGGTTGTTTAGTTCTAACAATTCCTCCAGGACGATTTGTAAGTAAGTCGTCCATAGCTACTTGCCCATCTTGTATCGCTACACGATTATTATTTGTTAGATACATATTATCTAACATTTGTCTCATAACTGTAGATTTAATTAATTGTATATCTTCTACTAGCTCTGCAATAGATCTACCATGAAATCTATGAGGCATGATTACAGGTGTCATTGATATAAAAGGCATAGTATCTATTTCTTCTATATCTAATATTTTTTTAGCATCTCCAGCTACACAGATTTTTAATAACTCTGCTTTACCATCATCATTAACATCCATTCTAACATAGCATTCATGTAATAAAACATCTTGTGTAGATTTATCACCATCTGTTTCACCATGTGAAAAGTCTATGTTTTGATGTCTAACAAACTTATCTTCTGTAAAGTAATCAGGATCACCTGTTGGTAGACTATCTACAAGATCTCTATCATAACCCATTTCAACTAATTCAGTTTTAGTTTTATTTGTTCTATGTGCTATAAAGTTTGCTGTATCTATAGATTTACATCTTCTTTCAATAAGAAATTCTTCAGGTGGAATAGGATCTATTCTAACCTGTCCATACATTCTAGTTCTTTGTATAACAACATCATGGAATGTAATTTCATCTAGCTGTTCGCCTTGATCATCTACAATAGGTTCTTTGTATTCAGTATGATTTTGAACTTTTACTTCTTCATCACTTACTAAATTATTAAACTCATCATCAGTTAGTTTGGTATATTCTTCTCTTTCAGTTTTATTTGAGTTATCCCAATAGATTTTAAGAATACCATTTTTTTGAATTAATGCGTCTTTGAATGCAGAATATAAAGATGTAAATCCATTATTCTCTTTTAAGAATATATGATTGATATAGTCAGAACATTGTCTAGCCATTTCTTCATCTTCTGGTCCTACACCTTCACAGCTAAATACATTATCTCCTGAAGTAAATATCTTCATTAAAGATGGCATTAAGCTTTCTACTGTATCCATTACATCATTAGAGATTACTTGTGATTTACCTTCTTGTTCATTGCCAAGAGGCATACCTAAATAATATTCTAATGATTTTTTTCGTCTAGCAACAAGCTCACCACCTATATATCCAGATGCATTGTGAATCTCTTTGCTAACGATTGATAATATTTCTTGTTTCGATTTTTTCATACTACGTATTTTGTATCTATGTTAATTGGTTTATCCCATTCAGATGTATCTAAAGGTTCTGAAACACATCCATACCTAAAGCTATCAGCTGCGTGTGAGCACCAGTCATGGAGTGGTTTATTCTTAAACACCTGGTTTTTTTCATCCCATTGTTTTCGATATTGTCTTAATGCATCTAATCCTACTTTACATTTTTCTCTATCAAACCAACAATCTTTTAATGTATTACGAACAGATTCTATTCCATGATCTACTTCTAGCTTTGGTGCTACTTCAAAATCAATTCCTAATTCATTTGCTACTTCTAATCTAGACTTACCTGTTCCAAGCTCACGTGCCATTATATCATGTGGAGCTATATGATTAGAATATGCATAGTCTTTTTCTTCTAGTACATCAGCATAGTGTGCTAAAGATTCTCCTGAAGTTTCATAATAATCTATAAGATGTACTTCGTTACCTATTCTTTGTGCAAACCATATTGCAGTTGAATCTCCTATACCCAAATCCCACCACGTTTCTACGCCTACATTTTCGTCTACAGGCACGTTGCCGATTCTCCCATCTTTGTCAGCTTTCGTTATTAGTCGACCATAATAACTCCCAGACACTGCTGCAGTAAATGAACATTCAAACTCTTGATCAAACTGCTCAGGTGTCATAATTGAACGTGCCTGCTCCAGTTCCTCCTCTGGAATTACTTTGGTATCAGAAGCTCTGTAAAGTTTCCCATACCAATCTTTAT